ATGACGGCACAACTGCTTATGGTAATGACTATGCAGAAACAAGAAGTGGTAGTGTTTTATCTACCTACACAGTTGACATTTCAAGTAATGACGTGAGGTTAAGGACTACAAACGGAGCCTCAACATCTACTGTTTACAAAATCCATAGAACTTTAATTGCTGTGTAGTATGTTTAAAGTTGGCAAAAATATAACAGTAAATGCAGACCAAGTTTTAGAATTTAGAGGCCTGAATGATGCCGGTGAAGAAATTAAAATTGGGCAGATCAAAGGCAGTATCAAAGACAATAAAAAAGGTCAGGACCAAAGTGTCATCACTATTATAGGTCGTAAGGACGGACAACACAAACCTTTATTAACTGTTGCTAACAATGCCATTTATGCTCACCACAACGTACCATTATGCCTACAGAACACTGGTGGCAAGAAAACTTTTCTGTCAGGTAAGTCAAGCACAAAGAGACACATCGATCTCCCAGACAGCAACGGAACATTAATGATTAATGATTCTGGCAAAGTTATGGCTTCTGAGTTGCCAACTAGTGATCCTAGTAACGCAGGACAACTTTGGAACGATAGTGGTACTGTCAAAATTAGTGCTGGTTAAACAATCAAGTCTAAGATTGTCTGCAATTTATTCTTTATAGATTTATCATTTAGTGTATGTTTCAACCCTTGGTGTAAAGGTTTAGGCCAATTGTTATTTGTGACCCAACAAAAACCACTGTGTTCACCATTTAATTTTGGCACAAATTGATCTTTAACGACCACCACATAAGTATGAAATTGAAATTTATTATCGTTAGATGTAAAAAGTTCTAGTGGAATAACTTTGGTGTGTGTAGGCATCGATCCTATTTCTTCTATACATTCTCGTTTTAGTCCTTCGAAAGGTGTTTCAGTATCATTAGTTTTTCCTCCAACTAATCCCCATTGACCGCTGTGTTTTCCTGTTCTTTGTAACAGCATAAAGGATTTTGTTTTTTGTGCATAAAAGAAAGCACCAGAACATATTATTTTATCCATATCTATATTATAACTTACTTTGAATGGTATTACAAGACTAAACGCCAATCACCTGGCTTATACTCACCTTCATAAGATAATACCCAGGATTCGCCGGTCCATTTGTATTGAATTTGTGTTGTAGAATTAGTTACATATTGTAGTAATGTTGAGTCCATTGTAGAATCTAAACTAGAGTCTAGACCAACACTAAAGTTACTAGCATCAAAACTTACTGACCAATTTGATCCATCATATTGGATAATATCATTTGGACTTGCGACTAAATTACCCCAAGCATTTATTGTTCTGATTGTGGTTAGTGTGCCTATTGTGGTTGCTGGTGTAATTGGGTTAGTAATAGTCCTTGCTGTTGATCCATCGGTAGTTATAGTTACAGTAAAAATATCATCTGCTGGTACCGTGGCCACTGTGTATTTTCCATTGTAATAATCTGGATAAGTGCCAGCGATTGTAACAGTATCGCCAACAGTCAATCCATGTGGATTTCTCGCTAATGATGAATCGTCCAGTCTACCAGTTTCTTTGGTTGTGACTGTTATTGTAGAGCCACTTATTGTTAAATTTGAAATTGGTATATTATCATTGCCACCAATTGCCCGTGTAATTAAGTATCTTTGGCCGTTTGCCGCCGCGGCTAATCCAGCATTAGGATCAGTTCCTCCTTTTGTGCCTGGACCTGATTTTTGTGGATCCACAATAGCAGTAACGGCAGTTAGTGTATCAGTTGGTATAGTATCAGAGTCAACAGTGAACAATATCACAGAATCATCAGTTGAACTAAGTGCAATGGTTCCGCTTATTTCTGTCAGTACATCATCACCATATGCTGTATGCACACTTGCTAATAATTTTAATTGTGATATTCCATCCCTGATATATCCAAACTGTGAAACAAGTTTATTCCAACTTATGTTAGGACCAAATTTGGAAGGCACATCAATTGCTTTTTCTTGTGATGCATGAGTATGAGTACTGTCCGCTCCTGACACAGAATCACCACCACTGAATTCATCTATTTCTGAAACTAAATTACTGCCTAGTAATTGTACCTGCCCGTTTAAAACTAATATACCATAATTGCCTGGAGTAATTTTTTGTCTAGACAATAATTGGCCTCCTATCAGTCCATCTATATCTATTTCAGATGCATCGTCATCATATAGACTTGCTATAATTTTTTCTACCACACCAAGTTTTTTAATCTTGGCAGGAGGATTAAGCCATATAGGCATAGTAAAAGTCAAACTTGCTATGTCTAATTGATCGTCTGTGCCTTGTGGAATACTTCTGCTTGTAAAGACAATGTCTGATAATTCTGCATAACTTAAACTTGTCCAATCCACATAATTTTCTGTACTTTGTAATTCTAATGCAGGATTAAACAACACTAAAATTTGTTCTAATATTTGTAATTTTTGATCTGTGTTTGTAGTGATAATATCAGCACCCATTGTTAAATTATAAGGAGTTGGCATCATTCTTTCAATGGTGTGTCCTTCTCCCATGGTATTTTTATATGTGCCAGTGTCTGTGTCAAACTTTCTTTCTCTAACATGAAGTTTATCTACAAATGTTGGGTCTTGCATTCTTTCTCTAGCATAACCTAAGTCTTTGATGTAACAACTTATTAGTGGGGCGTGCATGGCAACGTTCTCTGATCCTTGTCGCATAATGTTTGCAACTTGTCTACTTGGATCACCATATCTTGCTGGAACCTGCACAAATGCTTTTAAGCCGTCACTGTTTTTGCCTGTTTCGTATTGAAAGTTACTGAGCATACGCACAAATTGTATAATAAATCTGCGTATTTGTTCATCGTAAAAATGTTGTATGTTTGTGTTTGCCATTAATTGTCTTCTCTAGGCTTCATAATCTCAGATAGTGATTGTCTTTCTTTGTATGTCGTGCCATCTTTTCTTGTTGTTTCTGTTGTGTTGTTAATGAATCCAAACTTACCACCTGTTCTTGTAGTTTTGTTAGACATTGTTAGTCTCACATTATCTTCAACTTTAACAAATCTTTTGCCATCAAATTTGAACAATCTTTGTGGTACATAATCTGTTCT